CGGAACGCGATGTCCGATAGGGCGTGCACCTGCCATGTTCGGTTCGCCTGTGTCGCCAGGCGCCACCAGGGAGCGCTAACCGCCACCTGCCGCACCTTGGCCACCGGCGGCAGCGCGCTGCCGTCGGCCGCCAGCGTCAGCGCCGGCGCCCCGATCTCCACCGCGCTCAGCACCAGCTTGCCAAGCCAGCTTATGGTCGCCACCGCATTGACGCTGGCGGCGATCCGCTGGATCAGCTCGCGCGGCGTCGTCTGTTCGGTGACCGCGATCGACAGCTCCCACGGCCGCGCGATATCCAGCGCGTCGGCGGTGCCGGCGGCAAGCCGGTCCGATGCGCCCTTGATCGCCGCTATCCGCGCGATGATAGCCCCAGGCAGACGATGCCATCCGCCGACATTGTCGCCCCGGACATGGAAGGTCAGCAGCCCGTCGGGCGGGGCGCCCATGCGAACCAGGCCCAGAGACACACAGGTCGCCCAGGTACCCGCCGCCAAATCCATCGCCTCGAGCACGGCGTAATCGGTCGCATCGCCCACGGACGCGCCGAAGCGGCTCAGCCTGTCGAACGCCAGATCGACGGCCTGGATCGCGCCGCAGCCGGAAAGCTGGTAGATCTGCGTCACGGCATCGACAAGCACGCCCGTGACAAAGCGCGGCGCGCCGAGCAGCAGAGGCTTTACCGTCCCCTGAAGGTCAAGCGGCCCTTCCGCATCTCCAGTGCCGGCATAGGTCGGCAGCAGCGGATCGTCGAGCCAACGGCCATCGACCGCGAATTCAACAGTGCCGCGGCCGTCGGCAAACTCCGGCTGCGTCGTGATCCGCCCGTCGAACGTCAGGTCGAAATCATCGAAGCCGTCCCCCAGGGCGCCACGCCACCAACGCAGCCGCGCATCGTGCAAAGCCAACGCAGGCAGGTCAGGCAAGCCGTCCAGCATGATCTCGAACTGGCCCGAAGGCTCCGTGATCCCGCCGCCGAACGACCCGTCGAAGAAATCGTATCGAAAGACCGGCAGCCGCGCGATCGCCGGCCACCATGACACCCCGTTCAAATGACACAGGCGATCGTCGTCATGGCTGGCGACGCGCACCACCGCGGCATCGGCGCCGTCCCAGGCGTCGATCTGGCAGAGCCATGCGGTCGTCATGTCAGCTGGGCAGGTCCACCAGGTTGCACTTCCATTCGAAGCCACTGGCCTTGGGCCAGACGGTCCCCAGATCGCCGACCATCGGACCGAACCAGATGCGGTTCTGCCGCTGTGCGTGCGGATCGGGGTCGCTGATCAGCGCGATTGGCTCGCTGTTGCCGCAGACGTCGATAAGCGGCTGCACCATCTCCTCCACCTCGTCACGATAGACGGAGCCGAAGGTGACGCCCACGGCGCGCAGCTTCGCGCCGCGATAGCGCAGCATTACGCCGCGGGAGCTGAAATCCATCGATCCCGTGTCGCGCAAGCCGAACGTCGCACCGAACTGAAAATTGCGCGCCAGGGCGATCCGCTCGCCAAGTACCAGCCGCGCCACCGTCGCGGCTGCACCAGCCAGCCCGCCTATGGTGAAGCGCCAATAACGCGAGGCCGGCGGCCCCCCGTCGCCGCCAACCCACAACGACCGCCCGCGGTTGCTCTTCGTCATCACCGCGCCGGCCAGGAACGGCATGGACCCGCTCGACCAGCTCCCGCCGGGAAAGCCCGGACCCAGCGCCGCCGTCGCCGCCTCGATCGTCAGCGTCCAGCCGGACGTCGCGCCGGTGCAGCCGAGCAACAGGGCGGTGTCGATTGCCACGTCCGACCCGAAATCGACGGTCAGGCTCTGCGATCCCCCGCTCGCGGCGCTTTTCCACACGACGCCCATATAGTCGTTGCCGACATAGGCCGGGGAATAACCAGCCGCCGTGGAGCTGGCCGTCACAGCCGGCAACGCCATCGGCGCAAGGACGATGGCATTCGCCATCAGCCGAACAGTTCCATGGAGGTCGTCTCCGCCTCGGTGTCGACTTCGATCCGCGCAACCAGACAGGGCGTATCGACGCCATGCTGCGTGTCGATCAGGTGATAGGTCGGCACGCCGCCGGCGATATCGATCAGCATCATCTCGGCGACCGAAACGGCGAAGCGGCGGCGGAGCGCGCCGATCAAGGCGCTGCGCCCGATCAGGCAATCCTCCGCCTCGTTCACCAGATCGAAGAAGCCCTCCGCGGGCGACTCCTTTCCGTCGCGCGCGCCGGGAAAGCGGTCCTTGATCGTGCTGTCGTCGATCGTGGCGACCTGCGCATCCCGCATAGCGGGGCCAATGTCGGCGGCAAGAGCGGGCATTATTTCGCCTTCACGAAGTAGCGGCCCGACGCGATGTACGTCTCGCCGTTGATGGTGATCGTCTGGTTGCCGAGCGCGTCACGCACCTGGCCCAGCAAAGCATTGGTGGTTTCCAGCATGGTGTTGGTGGTCTGCGCGGCGGTTGCGGTCTGGGTCGCCTGCGCGGTCAGGTTCGCGAACGGATCCGTCCCGGGGCCGGCGACGGGCGCCGACTTCTCGATCAGGTTGATGGCCGATCCGGTCAGGCTGGTGATCTTGTCGAACTGGGTGAAATAGGCCTGTGTGCTGCCGTTGATCTGACGCTCGACCGACAGGAACAGGTCGGCTGCTTCGCGGAAGGCGTCGGCGTCGATCGCCTGACCCGCGTTGATCTTGTCGATGAACGGCTGCAACTGCTTCTGCGCGACATTCTCCTGGTCGCGCAGCGAGAGCGGGCTGTTCGGCCCGGCCTTCAGCGAGGTCAGATACTCCTTCAGCCCCTTCGACGCATCGCCGATCTGCTTGATCGTGTCCTCCCGCTCCAGTTGCCACAATTGCCGGGCTTCGGCGATCTGCTCGGCCGATCCGCCACCCTCCTTCAGCGTGGCGGCCAGCTGCTTGAACTTGTCGTCGACAGCGTCCAGCGCCGCCTGCAGCGGGTTGAGACGGGCCTGAAGATCCTTGTGGATCGACTCGATCGCCACCGCCTTCTCGATCGCGGTTTCAAGTTTCTGGCCCGATGTCAGGATATTCTTGGCCGCATCGGAAATTCCCCCGATCACCCCGTCCTTAAGGGCCTCGCTGATGGCGAAGCGGATCGCCGCCTCCTGATCGGCGCCGAAGTCGACGACGCCGGCGCCCTTCTTCGTGCGGCCCTGGCCCGTGGTGTCGACACGATAGCTTTTCTTGCGCACGCCGATCGACACGCTCCCCGCGCCGGTGATGTTGCCATCCAGCTCGCTGGCGATCTGGTCCAGCGAATCGATGACGGACCCCAGGCTGCCGGTCGCCGCCTGTTTGCGGCTGCTGCTATTGCCCGAAACCCGGCCGACGCTCAGGTCGCCATTGCCGTAGCCCAGCGTTGCCGAGCCCTTTTTGGTGCTGCTGAACAGTCCCGTCAGAATGCCGAGTGGCCCGCCCTTGAAGCCGAAGATATCGCCGATCAGGGAATTGGCGACGCTGGCGAGCGCGAGCGGACCGGCAACCGATGAGATGGCTCCACCAATCCCGCCAAGGCCACCGGCCGCGCCAGCGCCGCCCAACCCGGCCTTCGTCAGCACGTCGTCGCCGGCGACGATCGATCCAGCTCCAGACCAGCTCCCAGACATGGCGGAGGCAGCCGAACCGCCCGACGACTTGCCGAACAGGCCGCCGCCGATCGACCCAAGCAGCGCGCCTAAGGGCGACTGGCCAACCGCCCCACTGGCGGCACCAATCGCGGACGAGAGATCCAGGCTTTTTCCCGACAGAAGCGCCAAAGTATATTGCGCGGCGATATAGCTGATCGTGGCCATGCCCTGGCGCTTGAAGTCTTTCCAGATATCGCCGGTGCGCCCCGAGAAGGCGTCCATATAGAAGCTGGCAAGGTCTTCTACCTGGCGTTTCTCGCGCTCCAGCCTCTCTTGCTGCGCTTTGTCGAGTTCGGCCATGGCCTTCTGGATCAGAGCGCCTGCAGCCTTTTCCTGCTCGGCGTCATAGTCGTTTTTGACGTTGAGCTCCGCGGTCTTCTTCAACGTCTCGTAGGAGGAGAGATCGGCCGCGGCCTTTTCTTTGCTCACACCATATTGTTTGGCGAGAATATCTGCCGTCGTGTTTTCGAGCGCGGGGAACTGACGCTTGATCGCGAGCAATGCCTCTTCCTGCCGCGCTGCCAGTTCGCCCTGCTGAACCCGGACACGCTCGACCTGTTCGATATCCTCTTGTTTCTGGACCTGTCCATCCAGGCTCTTGCTGATCTGGTTATATTGATCGAGCAGGCGTTTCGCCTCGCGCTCCGCATCCGTCATGCCGACCTTGCGCGCCTTCGCGGGCGTGCTGAGGTCGACGTCGAGCGGTGATGCCTTCGGCAGAGCCAGGGGTTTCACGGCCTGCTGCACGGCCTTCTGCTTTGCCAGCAGGCCGTCATATTCTTTCTGCAGAGCCAGGACATTGGCTTTGGCGATAGCCAGCTCGCGCGGATTGACCGACGGCGCGACGAGCTGCGCCGTTCGGCCATAGCGTTGCGGCGTCGTCAAGTCGGACAGGCGTTCCTTGGCATCCCCCAGCCGCGCCTTGACGTTGGTCAGGTTGCGCGCCGGTTCAGGGCCAAGCTCATAGCCCGCGAACGCGCCAATGCCCGCGCCCAGTGCAATGCCGGGCAGACCGCCGGCAGCGCCCAGGCGAGCGCCCGCCAGCGCGCCCAGGACGGCCATCGCGCCCTTGGGGTCCTGGCTCCAGAAATTGCTCAGCCCCGACGACAATGTGGTCAGGCTATTGGCGAGGCCGGCGATCGCGGTCGCATTATTCGCGACCACGCTGGCGATATTAGCCTCGAGCACCATCTTGACCTGTTCCAGCTTCTTCGCCGTCTGGTCGGCCTCCTGGATCTGCTTGTCGGAGAGCACGATCCCCAAGTCCTGCGCAGCGTTGCGCAGGCCGTTGACCCGGTCGGCGCCGCTGGCCAGTAGCGGATCGATCTTCTGCCACGACTCCCCCAGCAGCTTGGATTCGATGGCGGCACGCTTTGCCGGATCGGTGACGCTGGAAATTCGTCCGACCAGCTCGCCCATCACCTCGCCGGTGTCTTTCGCCCGCCCCTTCAGAGTGGTGACATCGACGCCCAGCTTCTTGAAGGTGTCGATGGCCTCCTTATTGCCCAGGCGCGCGGCGCCGATCTTCTCGGTGAGGTCACCCAGCGCGTTATTCAGGTCGGCCTGCTCCACGCCCACCGCCTTGGCCGCATAGCCATATTCCTGCAGGTCCTTGGTCGTCACGTTGAGCTGCGCGGAGGTTGTTTTCAGCGCAGAGATATTGGCCAGCGCCCGATCCGCGAGCGCGCCGATCGCGGTCAGCGTCGCCGCGCCGACCAGCGATCCGAGGCCGGAATTAAAGCCCGATCCGAACCGCTTGCCAACGTCCCTTCCTGCGACGTCGGCATCCCGGCCCACTTCATTGAACGCGGTCTTTATACCGCGCGAAAATTCCTCCCCGCGCAGCTTCAGGCGGGCGACAATGTCGACGGACATACCGAACCCTTCTAAGTTCTAAATTTTGCGCGCACGCGCCGCTCGAAATCATTCACCAGATCGCCCTGCGCCTGCCGGATCAGCCCCTCGATCGACACTTTGTTCGCGAAGCGCTGGAACGGGATCAGCACGAAGATCGTCACGTCGACCATATGGGCGGGTGAGCCATCCCGATTGAGGCGCGCGCCGCCGCGATCATGCCTGCGCACCGGCGATACTGCGCCGGAGCTGAAGACCACTTGCTGTGCGACCAGCCGAGCATTCTGACCTTGCTCCTCCATGACGAACCGCAGCTTTACCCCGTGGCTCCGCTCCCACTCCTGCGGCGTGACATTGCGCTGGCGGTTCAGCACGCCGGCGGCATCGGTCGGGATTGCAAGCCATTGCCCTTCCTTGGCCCGGTTGATCCCGGCCTGGGTCCAATAGGCGATCGCACCCTCCGACCTGGCCCGACCATTCACATAGACGACACCCTGCGGATCATAGGCGCCGACGCCGGCCTTGGGATAGCTCTCCGATTTCCACGCCCGCCACAGATTGCCCCGAACCGCGCGGCGGGTCGCCCCCTCCAGATCCTGCTCCAGCTTTCGCGTCGCGAACTTCACCGCCTGCGTGCCGGACAGCAGCACACCGCCCAGCACCAGGTCAGCCGCCCGATCGAGCGATGCCTGCTCGATATCGATCTCGACGCTCATTCGACCTCCCGCTTGCTCACCATGCCGTCGAGGAGGAGGAAGGCGTCCATCAACGCCGCTGGTTGATCCATATATCCACCGGCACAGGGCAGCGTGCCGCTACCGCCACCAAGGCCGCCACCCCCGGCCTGCGCCTTTATCTGCATCCAGCTATCCACAACGAAAAAAGCCCAGCGCGGCGTCGTCAGGCGGGGGTTTTCGTTGTGTCGGTCTCCGGCGACGATCCAGCCGTCTCCGTAATGGCGCCCGAATGCGAAGTCCCCGGGCCGTCGCCGGACCTCGAGGGCGCATCGGAGTTTTTTTCCATGCCTGCCCCATATTGGATAGAATAGGCTCGGATTCCTGCAGCGCGCAGATGGAGGGGATCGACGCGCTTCAGCGCAACCTCCGCGACACAACCATCGGGACCGCGCGCGAAACTGACGCCACCATCCGCCCTCTGGACGACATTCTCCCACCCGACGCAGAATCGCCGGAACGCGACCACCGGCAGCAGAGTATTGCGCCGCTCCATCTGCGCCGTCAGCGCGCGATACTCCGGCCAGTGCTGCTGGAGGACGCGTTTGGCATCCGCCAGCGTGGCGCGCTGAGCATCATCCATCTCGGCGCCAGCCAACTCCATATTCGCGAGCTCGACAAGGCCCTCCGCGTCGTCGCCGCCCAGATGCTCGAACCCGGCCAGGATCGCCGCGTGCAGCTCCCACTGATAGACAGTGCCGGCGGAAAATTCTCCCGCAAGCTCCGCCTCCATGAGTTCGCGTTCGATGACCGATCCGGCCCGCAGGCGATAGACCGGCGGGTCGGGCTCGTCCGTCAGCCAGGACGGCGTGAACGGAATGGCCGCGGCGACGGAGGTGCTGGCAAGGATCATATCGACCTCAGAAGAACGTCAGGATGGATTCGCCGTCGCGGCTCTGAGCGTCGCGACCCGGGGACATCATGCGATACTGGTTTTCCTCCGACCGCAGCTGGCCCCGGGTGCCGGGATCGGACTGGACCGGCTGCAGGACCGGGAGGGTCAGCGCCCAGCGATTGCCCGCAGCGGCGCCGGCGCGCAGCACGCCTGGGTACTGGCTGAACGCGGCGATCTCGGCCAGCACGTCCCGCGTCGCCACCAGCGTGGCGAGCGGGTTGCACTTCAGCGTCGGCTCGCGTGCGCCAAGCTGGGTCGGCCCGAAGCCGAAGTCCGTGTTCGGGTCCTCCGGGTTTTCCTGCGTCCCGCCTTCGGTGATCGACCAGTTCTGGATGGGAAGGCCCAGGCGGTTGATCAGAAAAGCCGGGTTGAGGCCGCCGGGACCCTGCGCCAGGATCGGCGCGGAATGCAGCGGCGGGTTGACGTCGGGGATCGCCGCGTCCGTCTTGCCAAGATAAACGCCGGTCAGCCTGAATGTCATGAAGCCGGGCCGCGCCGTGTCGCCGCCCCAGTCGGTTATTGTACCGCGGCAGCCCACAAACTTGCGGAGCGTTCCGTCCTCATAGAGATACAGCGTCCCGCTGGGATGGTCCGTGACGCGCGCAGCGGCGTCGCGCGGCGAGGTCCCTGCATAACTCCAGTTCGCCGGCATTGCGGCCAGCGTGGTATTGTCGAGCGGCGTACCGAACAAGTCGGCCAGCGTCGCCACCTTCGCGGCGCTATAGGCAGTGATCACCGTGGTGCGGCCAGCACCAGGCCCGACCGACAGGACCAGCGGGAGGCCGCGATAGGCTTCTGCCGTGGAGGAATAACCGGTGCCCAGCGTCGCCGAGCTGGCCCCGCCCGCGGTCAGCGCCGCGGCCGCGATCGCGGCGGTGAACAAGCCACGCTTTCCGCATGCCGACAGCAGTGCGTGGTGCGGCGGCTTGACGGTGGAGGTATAGGCGGCGTTCGCGCCTTTCATCCGAACCTTGATCGTCACTTCGGCCGCCTGTCCGACGACCAGCGGTGCGCCGGCGACCAGCGACCCCGTCGCTTCTCGGGACGATTCGACGACGAACGGCGCGTTGTAGCTGTAACCGTCCTGTTCGAAGGGGAAGGCGTCGGCCGCCAACGGACTGGCGTCCACGCCTTCGGTGGTCTCCAGCTTGAAACACATCGCCACATTGGCATGGCGGATCACTTCTCCCGACATGTCGGTCTCCTTCGGTCAGGTCTGCTCGGGAAGCCCCCGGCGGGTTGCGAATGTGATGGTGAAGTCGAGCGCGAAGGCGAGGCGGCGGCCGCTGGCCAGCGCCGCGCGGGTGACGCGCATGTCGCCCTCACGCACCGTCTCGATTTCCGGCTGCACGCCCTCCAGCCCCATGACGGCGGTGACGGTGTCGGCGTATAGCTGGTTGAGGGCCTGGCTGGCTGCGGTGCCGCCCGCTCCCTCGACATAGCCCTCAATGGTCAGCGCCATGCCGTAACGCGAGGCTCCTGCCTCCGCCTCGTCAAGGCCCTGGCCGTCATCATAGATATGCAGCGCTGGCCAGCTCGTCGGATCGCCCGACGGCATCCGCTCGATCTCTTCAGCCGACGTGCCATTGGACAGCGCCGAGTCGATCGCGGCCAGGATCGTCTCGCGGACCGCGGTCATGCTTTTTCCACCGCGACTTCCCAGGCAACGACGTCATCGCGGTCGGTGGCGTTAATCACGCTCCAGGCCCTGCCGCCCTCTTCCGTGATCGTGTCGCCCTTCTTCGGGCGGCGCGGCAGATCGGCCTGCTGGATCTCGAACGAGACATGACGGACAGTGCGCCCCGGCCCCAGGAAGGCTTCCGCCGGCACATCCGACTTCACCGCCGTGATCGCCTTCGGCGCGATGGTGACGCCCGCATAGCTGATCGGCTGCGCGAAGGCGTCATGGATGTCCGTCAGGTCGCTCATGCGTCGGGTGAGGCCGCCTTGGTCGGCCGCGCCGGCGCCGCTTCGGCAACCGCCCCGCCGCGATCGACAAGGTCCTGAGCGCGCGCACCGCTGATCTGCTCCGGTTCGTCGCCGATCGTGACCGTGGCGCCGGCGTCAACACGCCGTCCCGCATTGTTCACCGATGCGGTGTAAAGCTCTATGCTCTTCATGAAATGTTCCCCTGCAGGGATGTTGACACTAGCGCAGCGGCGCTCGCGGTCGTCAGGCCGCGGCGCCCTGGCCGTTTCCCACTTCCGGCGCCGGCTCGGGCGCGTGCGGCTTTTCGGGTCCGGCGGCGCCATTGCGACGCGCGAGTTCCAGCTGGTCCGGATCGACGCCGGCTATCTTCTCGCCCGACGCAAAATGCTTGCCGTCGATCGCCGTATCGTACTGCGCATACAGCACAGGCTTTTTCGCTCTCGTCGTCATGGATGGTCTCCAAAGGCGGGCGGACGCCGTTGCGACGCCCGCCCCAGTTGGCGCAGGGACTGCCCTTGCGGGCCTGCAGATCAGGCGGTGAGTGCGTCGACCATCGCCGAGAAGCTGGCGGCATGGCGAATGGCGAGGTCGCAGCTCTGGAAGGTTTCGATCCGTACCGAGCCGGTGCCCGACAGGATGTAGGGATTGACCAGCACGTCCAGGCCGCCCCACATGCCGATGATCAGATCGGCCCAGTTGCCGAAGATGATCGCCGAGCAGGTCCCGACCGATGTCCCCTTGTCGAGAGTGGAAGGAACCTGGTTGGAAACGGCGGCCTTGTAGCCGTTCATTTCACTGCCTTTTTCCCAGATCGGATCGCCGTTCGTCCCCGAGAATTTCTCGGTCAACTTCAGCTTGCCCCGGACCTTGGTGTTGGTCAGGTAGGCAAGATTGCCGACGTCCGCATTGTTGTTCGCGATGTTCGTTTCCAGCCCGACGATATGCGCCCAGGTTGGAGCGAGACCGTTGGTTCCGCCGGTGACGGAGCCGATACCCGCGGTGTTCAGGACGCCGCGTGGCTGGTTCGCCGACCCCGACCCGTTGATCCCAGCGAGATCGATCGCCAGCGCCAGGACGGTTGCGAGATCATAGCGCACGAATGCTTCGACATCGATCGACGACTGCAGCAGCAGTTGCCGGGTCATGTCGGTGAAGCCCGCTACCGTCTTCGGGCTGAGCGCCACCTGGTCGAACGCCTGCTGGCTCTCCGTCGGCGCGGAGCCTTCCGAAACCCAATAGGCAGTCGCCCCGCCGGTCTGGCGAGGAATGGCGAGGTTGCCGTTCAGGTCCGTCAACATCCGCGCCCCGAGCTGCGGGAGCGCCATGCGGTTGCGCAGCAATTCGATGAAGCTGCCGGCCAAAAGATCGGTCGCCACCGTATGCCCACCGGCGGTCGCCGTCCCGACCGACAGGTCCCGCTGTTCGCCGCGGACATTGGCAGTCAGCACATCGAGCGGGATGCGCAGCGATCCGGCCTGACTGCTGGGATTGCCCCGCTGCAGGGCGGCGGCCGAACATTCCATCTCGAATCCGGCGGCGCGCTGCGCAGCTGCATCCGTCGGATTGGCCAATGCGTGGAAGAGGCGCAGGAAGCTGTAGCGCTGGGTTTCACGTTCCGACAGGCCGATCGCGGGCGTCTCGGCGGTGCGGATTGCCTGCGTCTGCGGCGCCGTAGCGTTGAAGTCACGAACGAACTGCTCGACGCTGTGCCCGCTATTGATGGCGGTATCGGCCAGCTCGCGGCAATTCATCCGCTCACCGATCGCGCGCAGGTTGGCGGTGCGCTCGCGCTCCGCCGCAATCGCGGCGTTGATGCCGGTCATGTCGGCCGCGGTTGCCGGCGCCGCCGCGGGGGCCGCGCGCTGTTCGACTTGGGGCTGGACGGGGGCCGCGGGCGCGGCGACGGTAGGAGCGACGGGTGCACCGCCGCCCGCATTGCGAAGCATGTTCATGTCGTCAGTCTCCTCTGAGATGAGTGTGCGTGGGTCGAATGCGGGCTTGTCGCCTTCGCGACCCACGCCCACGGTGGTGTCTGCGGGAACCGAGACCAGGCTGATCTCGTAGGGCTCCCATTCGGTGACGCGGTATGTCGCCTCGTCGCCGTCGCGCTTCTCCAGGATCATTTCGATGATCCGGTAACCGACGCTGACCAGCTTGCGGATGCCGTCCTGGACATCGCGGAAAATCTCTTCGGCGCGGGCGGAGCGGCCAAAGCGGACGATCGCGCGGCCCTTCTTCCCCGAGATCCACGCCTTTTCGACCACGCCCACCTGATCGCGGGTATTGTGGTCCATCAGCAGCGCTCCACCGCCGTTCAGCCGGTCCATGCGGATCGCCTTGGCGGCGTGGTCGAGGATCTCCGTCCCCCACCACCGCTCATAAGGCTCCTCGCTCGAGAAGCTGAGCTCTACGGTGCGCGCCTCGACATTCACGCTTTCGGCGCGGACCTCGATCTGCAGATCGCGCGTCATGCTCTGGTCGATCTCGCCGTCGCGTGTCAGCGAGGCGAGCGCCATCGCGCCCGCCAGCGCCGGGATCAGCACATGCTGCATCGTCATACCTCCTGGAAAATCAGTCTTTCGGGTCGGGGTCGGGGCGCGGATCGCCCTGATCTTTCGCCGCCGGCTGCGCCGTCATTCCACGTTCGGCTTCGGCATCGAGCTCCGCCCACACCTCATCCGGATCGCGGCCGCGCTCGCGGATGATCTGAGCCCGACTCTTCGTACTGAGCGCGACGGCTTCCTTGTCCGCCATCGCGTCCGCACGCGGATCGACCCAGTCCCATCGCCGCCCGAAATAAACGGGCATGTTGAAGCGATCGAACTGGCTATAGGGCAGCCGCCGCAGATCGGCGTCCTTGACCATCGCCCGCGCCAGCCAGCGTCCGAAGACCAGCTCCTTCGATTCGATGTAGAAGGCCTGCAGCATCTTCCACATTTCGCGCTCGTCGAGCGTTCCGCTGCGGATCGAGCTGAAATTGACGTTCGACAGATCGCCGGAGAGGCCGTGATAGCTGACCAGCAGGCCCGTCGACAGGCGCCTCAGAACATTCTTCGTGAACGGGTCATAGACCTCGTTCGGATAGGTCGGATCATACTCCTTCAGCTCATAGCCGTCGGGCACGATGTCGAACGTGCCCGGCGTCGCCTCGCTGACGAAATCGCCGGGGGCCTCGGCATAGCCGGCCCCATCCTCGTCCGTGCCGCCGATCGGCGGCCCGGCCTCTGGGTCCTTTTGCTGGAAGAACCCCATTTTCGCCGCGCCGACATTCGCCGCCACCAGCGCTGCCTCGTCGAACTGGTCAAGGTGCCGTGCGTCACGCAAGCCGACATAGGGCCAGGGGACGCCGCGCCACTGGTCGATATCCTCTGCGACAAACAGGTGCAGGATCTCGGCTGCGTCGACGCGCAGGTAACGCCGCGTTGCCGTGCCATGCATGTCGGCGCTGTGCTCAAAGACGCGCAGGTGATAGGCCCGCGGCTTCATCCAAGCATCGAATTCGACGCCCATGCGAATGCGGCCACCATCGTCCAGGTCGCGATTATGCTCTTCATCCAGCAGGTGGCCGGGCAAAAGCTGGAGCTGCAACCCGTGGTCGCCGCGGCCTTCAACGAACCGTACCAGCACCTCGCCGTCGCGCGCGATCATGTTGATCGCCAACGCATCGAACTGCGTTTCGCTAAGGCGCCCCGTCACATCATAGGCGCCGCGTCGAGCAAACCGTTTGTAAGCCGCAGCGATCGCAACGCTGTTGGCCTTGTCCGGCTCTCCATTCTGCAGCCGGCAATCGACCTTCAGCGTGAAGCCGGCTGCGCCGACCACATTGGTACGCACCAGGCTGAAGAACTTCCGCCCATACTCGTTGTTGCGCGCGAAATCGCGGCTGCGCGCGCGCATTGGCCGAAGATGGCGCAGCAGCGACATATTTACCGTCTCGTCGGCGGTGGTCCACTTGCTGGTCAGCCGGTCGGTTATCCCGGCCTGGAACCCACGGCGGCCGTAGGCGATGCGATGGCGCGCCGGTGGACCGGACACAGCCTCATCCTCCCGGCGCGATCGGCCGATCTCGAAACCGAAAATACGCATTGCGTCAGAGTCTCATCAGGACGCGACCTGGGCCGGTCCGGCCCGCGCGGCGGTCCTCGTTCACAACCAGGCCCGCATAATATTTGCGCAAGTCCACGAGTTCTGCATGCGTGAGCCGCTTGATCTGACGGCCGTCTGCGAAGGTCGTCTCCAGATCCGTCTTGCTGGCGCGGCCCTCGATAGCGGCTTCGATCGCTGACAGCACCTTGCGAGCGTGGCTACGGCTGTCGACGTTGGCCGCAGTCGGGTCGGCTTCAACAGCCAATGTGCCGCTGTCCGCAGTCAGTCGGTCGCTGCCCTTGGTTATCTGGGCCGACCAGCGCCAGTCGCCCGCCGCCCACTCTGCCGTCACGCTGGCATCAACGATGAGTGACCAGCGCGTCGTCCCGTCGCCGGCGGCAACGGTGACTGGCGTCCCACCGGCGACGGGCGCAAACCGATAGGAAAGCGCATAGCCATCCGCCACCGGATAGTCGGTCGCCAAATCCACGCGATCGACCTTCAGGCTGTCGCCGGCCACGATACGCGCAGGCATCGCCATTGCCGGCGCCGCCAACATATTGGTCATCGCTGCGCTCCCTGGTTAAGGCGCCCCATCCATCCCGCACGCCGGGGCTTGGGACGGCCACGTTGCCGGCGTTGCTCCGGCTCGATTGTCGTTTCGACCGCTGCGGTTTCCACATCGGCAGCTTCGGTTTGCATATCTGGCCGGTCCGTTTGCGCGACCCGCTCGGATTTCGGCCAGCGCACCCGGAAATCTTTCGGGACCCAGGCCATATCAGGGCGGCTCTGCGCAAAGGGCGGGCGCAATAATGCGACCTCGCCATAGACCAGTATGTCCAGCGTCTCGTTGCGAGCGCGGATCTTGACCCACTTGCCGTCGCGCAATTCTTCCGCGGCGATCTCTTCGACATGCGCGTCAGAAAGATCGCCGGGGAGATGGATATATCCCGGCCCGGGAGCGGGCCTCCGCAATCGCGCGTCGATCATGTTCTTCACCGCATGGACGTTCGGGATCCATAGCTTGGCGCTGTTGCGCTTCGCTCCGCCGCGTACCTTCTGATCGGCGAATTGGCCCGGCGGCATGAGCTTGCCTTTCGGGTTCGAACCGCCCTTGACCAAGGTGATGCGGGACGGATGCACGCCCAGCGCCACCGCTGCATTCCAGAACCATTTCGCGCCGGCGGTCGCCTGGTCGCCCTTGCGGTCGGAGCCGCCGGTATCGATCACCAGCGACAGCACCGGTGCATGGCCGATCGGCTTTCCCCTCTCGTCCAGCTCGGCGAACGGATATTTCCGATCGAACAGTGGCAGCAGGGCCTTCCAGTGCTCCGCATGCGTGAACGGCGCGACCTGCGTCAGGCCATCGTCCAGCACATCGATCGCGAAACGGTCGATCAGCCAGGTCTCCCGATCCTTGGCCGACCCCACCGCGCCGCATTCAAAGCGATCGTGCTGGACGTCGATTATGATGTTCACCACCTTTGGGCCGCGCGGGACCGTCCCGAGCCGCCACGTCGTTTCGCGCCGTTTCTTCAGTACGTCGGCGGCGATCGGCTTCTCGCCCGAATGCAGCGATCGGTAATTCTTGCCGGCCTTGACGTTCCAGAACGTCTTCAGCTTGGTCTCGTCTTGCCGCGCCTCCCAGTCTATCTGGCCTTCCCGCCACAACCGCGCGAGGTCGGGCCAGGGCGTGAACGACAGCAGTCCGTCGCGCTGAAACGTCCGCCGAAATTTTCCGGCCTCGGGGCGCGTCGCCACGAAGCCGCGGTGCGGGAGATGGGCCGTGCTCGCAATCAGTGCATGGCGCGCCTCCGGGAGCAATATGCACCCATTGGCCGGACAGACGACATGGGCGGATCGCGCCGCTTCATCCATCGTGCCTGCATCAAACTTCAAATCGCGGATCAGGTCCAGGTCGACCCGATCCCCGCATTCCGGGCAGACGGGCTGCAGCCGCTCCATCGTGCCCTTGGCCACAAAGGCGGCGATCCCCCTATCGTCCGCCAACGCCGGCGACGACGACACCAGCTTGGTGTCACGCCCCTTGTGAATGGTCATGCGTCCGTCCAGCAACCCTACGGCGTCGCCCTTACCCTCGATATCCTCGGGCCACCCGTCGAAGTCGTCGATCCAGCCGCGACAAACAGTGCGCTGGCGAAACTGATTTTCAACCGGCCACACGCCGACAAGAAACACGCCGCTGCGAAACAGCTTCATGTGGATGTTATCGGCGCTGACATGCGGCGCCAGCTCCGCCTTCAATACTGTCGTGCTGGCGATCATCGGGTTGATCCGCAGCTTTATGAAGCTCTCCAGCAGCGCCTTATCCGGCTGGCCCAGCATGAAGGGCTCCGGATCATGCTCGATCGACCAGCCCACGAACGCTTCGCCGACCATCGACTTGCCGCCCTGCGCCGGCCCCTGGTCGCCGACTTCCGACGTCTCCGGGTCGGAGCAGGCGTCCATGATTTCCGCCAGAAACGGCAAGGCCTCCGGATCATAATAGGCCAGATGCTTTGCCGCCCATTGCGAAACTGTCAGGCTTTTCTTCGGCCTGACAATATTCGCATAGCGCGCGACAATCTGGAAACCGGTCTCAAACGGCGGGACCTTCGGAGGCGATTGATGCAACATCTATCGCCCCGCCGCCCATTTCCTCGAACTTGTTAGCCAAAGCACTCAGATCGGTTTCAACCATCTTGTCGATCAGGTTGATCTGCTCCCGCGACAGGTCGGTCCTCTTCGACAAGCGCGCCGTCAACGTGCGCCCATGCTTGGCGACGAGCGACAGCACAGCGACGAACGCCGCCTCGACCGTCGCCTTTCGGACCAGATCGCCGCGCAGCTCGGAGAGCTTGGTGGCGACGATCTCTTCTTCCATGATCGCGCGGCGCTCCGCCGGCGACATCCCCACATGCTCCGGCGCCACCACGGCGTCAGCGCCCAGCAAATCCAGGGCGAGCTGGCGCACCTGCTGGGCGCGTTCGCGGGCGATCGTCTCTTCACGCACGCGGATTTGCAGAATAAATTGGGCGGCAGCGGCAAGATCGAACTCATAGGCCTGCCCGTTCTTGCCGCGAGCAAGCACCGGAAAGTCCTCGTGCTCGGCGATCAGCTTCCGGATCGTCGGCTCCGACGGCATCCCCGGCATCGACACAAGTTCGGCCAAAGAGCCGATCACGGAGCAAAAACCAAACAAAAACAAAAGCTTCGAAAAAAATCCGAGACTTGCAGACTTAATGCGCCTTCGGCCCCCGTATACGGATTGACGCCAGGAAGGACCCAAGCGCCCCTCTGCGCAATTTTATGTCGCCCCTTCCACCCCCGCGTAACTTTCGTGCGCGCAATTCCATGTCGTCCGCCACGTCGGGACGTAACAAAGTTGCGCGTAATATTCGAACAAGGTAGGGCCCCGCCCGCAACAAAGTTGCTTGCAGTCGAGAGGCGTTCGCATCTGGCAGAGATCGGTGCGGGCATAGGGCTCATCGGCTCATAGGTCCGCCACCAGCGTATCCACCGGATAGCCGATTTGACCGCCAATGTGGACAAACAATATTTCGCAAACACAACATTCTACCCCTTGCGCCGTGTCTATGCGCGCGTTTCTGCGGCGTTCAGCGCCACGCAGATCGCCGTAATTGCGCGCGAATATCGTTTGCGGAGGCCGTGAGCCCCGTGCTTGACGCCCATCGGGCGCAGCAGCTTGGTCCAAGGGATGGACTTGCGGCCGGCGGCGAGGTTGCGGATCGCCATGACCACCAGCCTGCCATCGCCGTCAGGCGCATGGGCCAGCCACCCCATGGCCTCGTTCATGCGGGCGATCTGCTCTCGCGACAGGGGAATGCGCACCACGGCCTCCACGCTCTGGCCTCCCTCGATCTGGGCCAGGATGTCCGACCAGTCGGGCACGATCAGGTGCCATGGGCCGTCGGTCGCAAAGGGTGATCCCCCATCCCCGGGCATCCGCCACTGATACTGCATCGCCTCGACCAGGCGGGCCTGGACATCCTCAAATGTCCAGAATGCCGACCCTTCCACCGCCGGAACCATCATGCGCCTACCCTTCCACCACCACGTCGAGAACAACATGCTGATATCTTTCGATATCTTCCTTCCGTTGGAAGGATTGGAAGGATTGGAAGGTTTATTGAAATCCATGTGTATGTGCCTGCGCGCACGCGCCCGCACATGTGTGTGATGGAATTTCGAAAACCCTTCCAAACCTTCCAAAGGCGCAGAAATCCCGCGCTCTTCCCTTCCGATCACCCTTCCGCCACCCTTCCATTTCGGAAGGATCGCGACTTAATCCCACCCCGGCACGAAGTCGTCGTCGGGCGGCGGACGCCATGCGTCGTCGGGAGGCGAGTCGAGATGGTCGACGGCCGCTGGCTCCGTCGATACGTCGATCGCCTCCCGCACCTTCCCGTCATGGTCGAGGAAATCGGACACCCGCCGCACCATGCGCAGGCCCAGCCAGTGCATCCCGTTCGACGCCTTGTTGGTGAAGCCCTTGCCCTTCATGGCCCGGCTGAAGCCCTTCTGCTTCCACTCCACCTCCTGGGCCGCCTTGGCCCATGCGATATAGAGCTCATACAGGTGAGAGGATTGCACCCGGGCCTCCGGGTCGGGCTCCGTACACAGGCGCAGGAACGCCGCCAGCGGATCGCTGTCCTCCTTATAGTCGGCCGAGGCGACCGTGACGTCCTCCGGCTCGATAAAGCCGTTGTCCATCCAGTCGATCAGGCCGCGCACCATCCAGGCAAGGATGCCGGGATGCTCGGCCGCAAGGCGCTTGGGCAGCTCGCGGTCCTTCTCGTGGGGCTCCAGGTGCGATTCCCACATCACCACCTTGACGCGGCGCCAGATGCCTTCGGTACCGCGCGGGATATCCGGCTTCTCATTGCACCACAGCGTCCATTTGAAGATCGGCATGAAGCGGAAAAAGGAGCGGAAATTGTCCCGCACGTTCATTGGATCGCCGCCGGTCACCGTGTTGATCAGCGGCTCGTTGATCTTGGCTCCCACCGGCACTTCGCCCGACGTCAGCAGGCGGACTCCCGGCAGCTGGACGAGATCGGGCGTGGCCTGGTCGCCCCGCTTCTTCACGCCTTCGTCGAGAAAGGTTTCGACGCCGATTGTGTCGCCATAGTCGCCCACCGCCTCTCGGCAGGCATTGCCAAACGTCGACTTGCCGTTGGCGGCCGTCGGCCCCCACCAGATATGGAAGATCTGCTCACCGATATCGCCGGTCAGATTATAGCCCATCCATTGCTGCAGGTAGCGGAGGCGCGCCTCTTGCGGCTGTGCCCAGCGCACGAATTTCCGCCATTCCGGTGCATCGGCCTCCGGATCATAATCGCATGCGGTCAGCTTGGTCAGCATGTCCTCGCGGCGATGCGGCCGCAGCTCCACCCAGCTGCTGTCCGGCGCCTCGGCTGAGCCCTTGCGATGAAAGACCAGCGTCCCGTTGCGGCAGTTGAGCAGCATCTGGTCGGTGTCGAAGTCCTTCAGCTCCACCGTCACCCAGCGTTTGGCAAGGTTGGCGATGCAGCCGATCCGGCCCGATGCCTCCGACGCCCTGCCCCATCGGCCGAGCAGTTCCGACAGCAGCACATATTTGCTGCCGCTCTGCACCCATCGGTCGAGCCCGTCGACATGGCTTCCGGTTTCCCAATGCGTTTCCCATTGCCGCTTCAGCCAGGCCGGGCCTTCGGCGTCATAAGGCTCTTCGGGCGGGCCGACGCCGGTATCGCGGATGAAGGCGGCCTCCCGCTGGATCGCCCGCACCGTTTCGAACACGCCGGCCATGACGTCCGCCGGCGTCGTGTCCTTCTCCTGGTTCAGCACCCGATAGCGGCGGCTGTCCCAGCCCAGCCAGCCCTTCGCGGTCGTATAGAGATAATCGCGGCCATGGCGGGCGTCGAACCGCTCCGCATTGCCCATGTCCGTCCGCTGGAACGACGCGCAGCGCATGTCGAGCAGCAGGCCGGCGACGTCGAAGCCACGGGCATGACCGGCGTCGAACGCCTTGGCCAGATCCTCCGCCTGCAGGTCGGGACAGTCCTCCAGGAACAGATCGTGCAGCGCGTCCCATTCGGCCGCCTCGATCAGGCCCTCGCCAACGCGCCGCCCGATGTTCCAGGCGAGGCGGCCGCGCAGGTCCGCGGTGGCCGGCATCCGCTCCATCTGGCGGACCAGCCATGCGGCCGACACCCGCCGCAGCAACACCTGCACCCCCTCCGGCTGGTCGGAGAGGCGCGCAGCGCCCTCGACGCTTCCATTTGGAAGCATGTCCTGTTCCGACAACCCCGGGGGCGGCGGGGGAAAGGCGGCGTCGAACCGCGCGCGCCAGTCGCTCAGATATTGCTCGCGCGTCTCCTGGTCGACGATGGTCATAGCCAGCACGGCAAGCCGCCGCCACAGCCCCGCCTTGCCCTCCGGCGTCGCCAGATGCCCCTCGCGCAGACAGGCGCCCCACAGGAAGGCGGAGAGCGGCTGCGCGGCCGCCAGGATCGCCTCGATCCCGTCCCGGCCGCCATCCTCCTCCGCCGGCGCGCGCGCCATGTCGTCGGGATCGCGCCCCTCCGGCATCATCGCGATCGACAGCGTCGCGGGCAGGCCGCTTCCGGCAAAGACCGCCCCGACCATCGGCAAGGCCCGCTCGGCCGCACGCACCGCGGCGCGGCGTCCGGCGCCGTCGCCGTCGAACAGCAGCACCGGCGAAGGCTCGATCCGCCACAGCCGCTGCAGCTGCTCGACCGTCAACGCCGTCCCCATCGGCGCGACGGCCTCCGCGATCCCGACATCATCCAGGGCGATGACGTCGAAATAGCCCTCGACGACGACCAGGCGCTTCGCCGCGCGCGCGGCCGGGGCGGCGCGATGCTGGTTGAACAGGAGGCGGCCCTTGTCGAAATGGTCGGCGTCCGGGCTGTTCAGATATTTCGGATCCTGCTTTTCACTGGTCGCCCGCCCGCCGAACCCGACGCAGCGCCCGCGGGCGTCATGGATCGGGATCATGATGCGGCCGCGGAAGCGATCGGCGAGCAGGCCATCGCGCTCGAGCAGCAGGCCCGCGGCCTCGAGCGACGCCGGCGACACGCCGCAGGCCGACACCGACCGCGCCCGCGGCGCGAGGCCCAGGCCGAACCGCGCGATCGTCGCGATCGACAGGCCGCGATCCATCAGCACGTCGATCGCCGCGGGCATCGCATGGAGCTGGCCGCTATACCATGCCGCGGCCGCAGCAAGGACGTCATGGACGCCGGCGGCCGCACTCTCCCGCCGCGCATGGTCCTCCGATCGGGCGGGCACGTCCAGGCCGGCGGTGGCCGCCAGCTCGCGCACGGCGTCCATGAACGCCATGCCGCCCTGGTCGACCAGCCAGCGGATCGCGTCGCCATGCGCGCCGCAGCCGAAGCAGTGATAGAAGCCTTTTTCGTCGTTGATGGTGAAGCTCGGCGTCTTTTCACCGTGGAACGGACAGCACGCCTTATATTCGCGCCCCGCTTTCTCCAGCTTCAGCGTGCCGCCAATCAGGCTCGACAGGGTGGTCCGTGCACGCAGCGCGTCCAGAAATTGCTGCGACAGAGACACGAAACCCCACCCCGGAAATCAGGCAAAACGGATACAGTTCAACGTTGGCGCGCTTGTTCTCAGGGGCCGCCGGAGCTAGTGACCGAACCGAAATGGAGGCCGCCATGCCGATCAGCTTCGACGATGCCAAATGCGCCCACGACTTCGACTGCGGTCGGGTCAATTTCTACGCCGAAGATAATGGATCTCGCGTGTATTGCGCTGTGAGCGATGAAGCGCTGCAGGATTTCACGCACAACACTTCGGCCAGTCCGGATGTGTTGGTCCAGCTCTACCAGGACAACTCGGCCGCGATCCACGCGGTGGCGGCCGCCAAATATCGCAACCGCGCATTCGAAGCGGACGGCTATATCTACGTGAAAAGCGCTGATCTGTGTTGATCTAATCACGACGCAGATCCCGCCAACAGGGCAATCTCTTCCAGCAGTTTGCCCGCCCGCATCTGGTCGCCCTTCCCTCCAGGCACGGTGACGTCGCAGACGATCGTCGCCAGCTCGCGGATCTTGCGCGCCCGGAAATAGGCGTCGCCGCGCGACGGGGCTTCAGCCGCGACCTGCAAGCCGGTCCTCCACATCGACGAAAAGGACAGCCGCCGGATCGGTCGCGAGGCGCGGCAGGCCCTCCGTCGATCCCCTCAGATGTCCCGGTGCCGGGAGTGGTCGGCTCTCCAGGGATGGAAGCGGTGGAGGCGGATTTGCGGCGCGGCGCCCGCGCTGCACGGCCTCCGCCCAGCGTTCGCTGTCATGCGCCATGTCGAGCATGAGGGCTCTTGCCCCCCCCATGTCGCCGGTGAAGACGGCGATCGCCAGCTTGTTGATGCGGTCAGTCAGGCCCATGTCGTCCCTCCCTCAAATCGCGCAGGGCGCGAGAATGTAACGCGCCGAACCGCCCAGGCCGGTGATCAGCGCCTGCTTTCCGCCGCCGGCGAGCTCCATGCGGACGATGCCGCCGCGCATCCGCGACACATTCTCGCGCAGGCACACGGCGCTGAAGCCGATGCGAAAATCCTCGCCGCCATAGTCCACGGCCAGTTCTTCCGATCCGTCGCCGATTCCGGGGACCGAGGGCGCAAGACGCAGCAGGTTGCCGCTGAGCGACAGCGACACGGCCCGGTCGCTGCCCTCCTCGACCAGCAGCAAACGCTGCAGCGCCGCGTCCAGTTCGTCGGCGTCGACCTCGATCGCGATCGGATTGTCCGTCGGGAACGGCTTGCGATAATCGGGAAACTGCGCGTCGACCAGGCGGCTGAGAAATTTCAGCCCGTCGCCGAAATCGACGGCGATCTTGCCCGCGGCGATCTCGACCTCGACGCACGCATCGTCCGCCTGCCCGTCGAGCAGGCGCGTCAGCACTGCGATCGCCTTGCTCGGGACGATCGGGACGGTGGACAGCGCGACGCTGTCGTCCAGAGCTACGGTACGATAGGCGCCGCGATGATGGTCAAGCGCCGCGAAGGTCAGCGTGCGGCCACCCTCCTCCTCCCGCACGTCGAGCGCAACGCCTCGGCGCATCCAGCGCGCGTCGTCGGTCGCGGCCGAGAAGGCGACATCCTCTATTCCTTCGAGCAACAGCCCGGCCGAAATCTCGAATGTCTCATACTCCTCGGGCGCCGGCATCGGCGGAAAGTCTTCGGGGCCGAGCGTCTTCAGCGCATAGCGGGACCGGCCCGCCTGCAGGGCGATCTTGCCGCCCTCGCTACGGAGCGAGAGCTGTCCGCCGTTGGCGAACCGCGCAACCATGTCGGTCAGCAACTGCGCAGGCGCGCAGAAGGCAAAGGGCTGGCCCGTGACCGTGACGACGGCGACGCGCACGCGCAGCCACTGGTCCAGATTGGTGGCGGTGATCGACGCATGGTCGGCCATGACCGACACCATGACGTGGCTCAGGATCGGAATCGTGCTCTTGCGCTCAACACAGCCGGCGAGCAGCTTCAGCGCCTTGGCAAGTGGCGCGACCTCGATCGTCGCCGATGGAATGGTCTCCGTCATGCCGCTTCCTCCCGCACATCATCCTCGAACGACAGCAGCCCCGCCTCGATAAGGGAGAGCATTGCGATGACAGGCCGCTGGTGCGTCAGCTTCGCGTAAGCGCAGATGCGAAGCCACAGCGGCGACCAGCGCGCGCGAAGGATGGAGGACGCACCCAGCGGATCATCGCGCAGCGCCACGTCCTGCAGCGCTCCGCCCAGGCTGAGCCCGTCGGGCGTCGGAGCGGCGATCGCACCGCGCCGCCCGACGACGGACCCCGTCGAGCGCGCGGCCGTCCGGTTGGCTCCCGCGCGCGACGCTTCCGCATCCACTTCCTGCTTCAGGGAGGGTGTGGGCGACGGCTCAGCCGTCGCCGGCGTCAGCCGAAAGCTGTCCCATTCCATCTTGCCTGCATAACGCAGGCTGGTGATCGCGCCGGCGAACGCGCCGATCGGCACGTCCGCCAGATTGCGCAGCGCAACGGCGCTGGTCGGCACCGCGCCGGGGGCCAGGCCGCGCAGCACCGCGACGATCTTTTCCGCGGCCGGGTTCATATCGCCTCACCCATTTCCGCGTGCGCTTCGGCTACTGCCGACAGGACCGCCGCTTCGGCGGCGCTGCGCAGATTGAGGTCGGGCGCTGCGGCCTGGGCGCGCCTTATGTCGGCGACCCAATCCTCCTGCGTGCCCCCCCCCAGCACCATGGCCAGGAATTCAATGTCGCGCGCGCCGCGCAGGCCCGGAAGGGCGACGACGGCCGCCACGATGCCGGGGAAAATCGTCCCGAAATAGCGAAGGGCCTGCCCCTCGAACGCGGCAGCGCCGATCGCCAGCGCATCCCGCACCACCGCCTCGCCATGCGCCGCATGGACCCGCTGCAGGCCGCCGACATTAACGATCTGGCCCGGCTTCAGGCTGTCATAATTGGTGGTATGGGCCAGCGTCAGGCCCGCCGCCGCCATGGCCCGGGCGATTGCTTGCGCATCGCCGTCGCCCGCCTCCAGCGCCGCCTTGAACAGGTCGAGCGCGGTCAGCGGCCGTCGCTCCTGGTTCAGCGCGACAAAGGCTTTCGCCTCAGCGCTGCGCGAGGCGGACGGGACGATGACGCAGGGCAGGTCGTAAATGTCATGGCGCAGCCGGGCCGCGGCGAGGCGGTGCTGCCCGTCAATCACCCACAACGTGCCATCCTCCCGTTTGGCGACCACCAGCGGCTGGCACATGTCCCAGTTCCAGTTGCCCGCAATCCGACGGATCAACTTCTGGCTCGACCCGGTGTCGATCGACCTCTGATAGGCCGGATCGATGTTGAGATGCGGCAGCGGCCGGAACTCCAGGCTCGGCCGCATGCCGACCGCATCGTTGATGCGCAGCTTGCCGCTCATGCCAAGGTCTCCGGCGTCACGGTACTCTCCGGATGCGCGGCGCGAAACGCCTCGACCGTGTCATAGTCGCTGCCGATCGTATCGGCATACATCAGCAGCTGCGCCAGATCCTCGGCACCCTCTTCAGCGGTGACGTCAGCTTCAGGGTCTGGATTCTCCGGCTCATCCCAGTAGGCGCCGTCATTCTCGCCTTCGGCCCAACGATAATACCATGTGCCGTCGACCATGATGACGGCGGGCGCCGGCGACTGGGCAAGCAGTCGCTCCTTCTGCAGCTGCAGCTTTAGAGCTGCACGCTCCTCGGCCTTCTCCTGGGCGGCCTTGTTCTCGGCCTCTCGCTGCAGATGTGCGTCATAATCGGCGGTAGCCGCGGCTATCTTGGCGGCAACCTCGGCTTCGGTGACCAGCACAACCATGTCGAGCTTGATGCACATACCAAGCGCCGCGTCGTTGCGATTGTTGATGTATGCTTGGTCCGCCCAGAAGCGCCGGCCCTCGACCTTGGCGATGGCGTTCTCGTCGGCCGCCATGCGCGCCGCCAGGATCTGGATGCCCTTGTTGCGTCTCTCCGCTGCCCAGCGCGCCTCCCGCTGCTCCTGCGTTTCGCCATCTCCACTGGCGCCGAGCCTGGGCGCAACATCTTCGTATCGGTCCGTGGGGACGAAGAACTTCTCGTGGAGGCCGAGCTTGCCCTTGTGATCGAGGCTTGCAACGGCGGTGATTCCAATCCCCTGGTCCCGCGCGCGCTGGCGCAGCTTCTCATAGGTGGGCCAGTTGTAGTTCCACCCGCGATCGATCAGCTTCCACTTGCTGGACGGCGGTTTCGGCATCTTCGCGCCAGTCAGGCCGGGCGCCAGAAGAACCTCGCAAGTGGTAGGGTGTGTCGCCTGGGCCGCCTTCAGCAGGCTCGGCAGCAGCTTTTCGGCGCGCAGCGGCGCGACGGTGAGGATGATGCCAGGATCGCGCAGCTTCCGAGCGCCGCTACAAGTTGTGGCATCGCCGAACAGATCGTCCTCATACCCGCCGCCGGCCTTTTCATAGGCCTCTTCACCAACGAACAGGAACAATGGGCTGGCCGTCGTCATCTGGTCGTTGATGATGGCAGTGCGGATCGATTGGGCGCTGTGCGCCCCCCACGTCTTCTTCTTCTCGGCCTTGTAGATCTTGCGCTGCAGGATGTGGCTCTGCGTCAAGCCGTATGCCATCGCGGCGTCCAGCGTCATCTCGCCGGCACGAAGGCCGTCCAGAACTTCCTCCGCAAGACCAGCCAGCCGCAACCGCTGCTTCACATAGCGTTCGCTGAACCCGAACCGTTTGGCCAGGTCGGCCGGCGACAGACTGCCCGGCTTCATTAACTCGGCGAACGCATCGAACTCGTCAGCGGGATTCATGTCGCGGCGCGCCAGATTTTCCGATAACGATATTTCGATCGCCTCGGCCTGCGGGCGGATCAGCACGGGCACGGCGAACGCGTCGTCGATCAGGCCACGCTCGCGCAGCATCTGCAGCGCCTGCAGGCGCCGCCCGCCGCCAACGATATAGACCACACTGTTGTCGACGCGCGGGTTGAAAGGATAGCCGATCAGCGACTGAAGCAGGCCGTGAGCCGCAATGTCGTCGGCCAGGCTCTCGACGTCCGCGTCGATCGCCGTCTTGCGGACATTCTCCGGTGCACGACGCAGTCGGGAATAGGCCACGATCTCGATAGCGCTTTCCGCCACGGTGACGATCGCCACCGCGTCCTGCGCCGTCTCTTCGTCCTGGGCGGGCTCGGCCGCCTTCTTCGCTCTTGCCATGGTCAGTCCCTTCGTTTTGCGGTCTCAGGCCGTCTCGTGATCTTCGGAAGTCTCGCCACGGTCGCAGGCGTCCGCCCAGGCCGTGGCCGTTTCGATATCGATCTTGTAAATGTCGGCGAGCTGGCCGAGCAAAGCGCGGCCGACTATGCCGTACCGCCGGTTGAAGCGGCTGCGCTTGATCGCTTCAGCCAGCGGCATGCAGGCCTCCTGCCATCGTTTCCGCCTGCGCCCGCATCGCCAGCGCGCCGTCCAGGGCGTCACGCAGCCGGATCGCATCCTCTTCGCTCAGCACGGCCATGCCGTCGGGCGTTGCCAGCAGCACTTCGCGCGCGGCGGGGCGAAGCACGCCCATGATCCCGCCGGGATAGGCCCAGGACTTGCGGCGCGGCCACGCGCGCGACGCCCGGGTCATCTCCATCACCTCGCAGTCCGCGCACCCGGCGCAGAATGTCATCCACCCCTGCCCGGCCACGAACAGCGCATCCCAGCCGGCCGGGAGGCATGGCACATCGACGCCGTCCGCCTGCGCGCCACAGGCGCAGCAGTGAAGCGTGCCTTCGGCCCAGCTCATGCTCCACACCGTTCGGGATGCACCCGCCGAAGCGCGGAAAGCAGGTTGATCGAACCTTGCCGCGACGCGCGGTCGAAATCGGACAGGCCGCCGCGCACGCGCAGCCGCGCCACCGTGCATTCGACGGTCGAGCGCGCATAGCCAGTCTTGGCCACGATCTGGTCGATGGTTCCGCCGGTATCGACAAGATCCATGATGATCGTTTCATAGCTGTGATCGCTCATTTCCAAGGCCCCCGGCCAATGGCGGTGAGCGCGATCCATCCGAAGAAAGCGAGCACCGCGACCAGGATGACTGCAGGCGCACCTATTCCGATGGCGAGCGTCCACAAAAGCCATCCTGGAAGGGAGATCGTCATAGCGGCGCCCTCACCGTCTTCTGCCCGGTGGCGACGATCGTAACCACGCGGCGCTCGCATGGGCTGGGCTCCTCGACGATGATCTGGCCCATCCGCACCAGGCGGCGGACGCGGTAGCTTGCCGCCGTTGCGCCGGAGAGGCCGGCGAGCGCCGCCAGCTCGGCATTGGTCGGGCACGGCCTGCCGGATGCGGCGGCATGGCGCAGTGTGCGCAGGATCACCGTCTCCGCCGAACGGCGCACCACCTTCTTCGCGCGAAATCGGCCGCGGTTGATCGCCGGCGCGCGGCGCTGGTCAAGCGCGGAGAGCGGTGCGTTGCGCCGTTCGGCAATGAATCGGAACCCCTGCCCCTCGCGCTTCGACGTCAGGCTGACCAGCCCGGCCTCATGCAGCGCGCGGGCGATGCCGGCGATCTCCGGCGCGGGCGAGGATGCCCCGGCGCAATAGGCGACGCTTTCGCCAGGGACGGCGCGCTCCACCCAGTGGCGCATTTGATCGGGCGAGATCATACGCATCACCGCGGCCTCTGGAAGACATAGGGCCAGATGATGACGGTGATGATCGCGACGGCAAACGGATGCTGGACTGGATAATTCTGGCGCCGCGCCTCGAAGAAACACCATAGCGCCACGAGCTGGCCGACGATCACATAGCCCAGCAGGAAGACGAGGACCCCCGTCGCCAATGCCTCGGTCATATCCCCTCCCCCACTGCATCCAGTTCCGCCAGCAACGTGGCCGCGATCTCCAGCAACTGCTGCGCGTCAGCGCGCAGACCGCTTGCGTTCACGTCGCGGGCGCAGAGGCCGCCGTCGGCCATGCCCTTGCCGATCTTCGCGACGATCTCCCCCGCCTCCATGGTCAGCGCGCCGCAATGGTCCCACCAGTGGCCTGATCCGGCGCGCGCCTCTGGCAGGACATGCAGGCCGTATCCCTGCAGGCGGGCCATGGTGCGGGCGATGAATGGGTGGCCATCGACATGGGCGCCGATTGAATCGATGGTGTGGGCGTCGCGCAGCGTCAGGCTGTCGGTGTCGTTGGCCGACGCGCAGCGCTGCAACTGGCTCCGCCCCGCCCGTGTCTCGAGCGCGCAGTCGATCTGCCCGCCCGCCGCCGCGATCGCGCGCCGCACCGCCAGCTTCTGCGTCTGCTCCTCACTCGACAATGTCGCCCCCGCGCCCATGGTCAGCGCGCCCCTCTTGACCGCGCCGCCATCATGCGGCGTCCCGGTTCACGGGTGCGCCGTGAATGGCGCGATCGATACGGTCGCACGCGGCGTCACGCTGGCCCGGGGGGCATTCAGTGGCGAGATTGCCCGGTGACAGGTCAGGCGCGGCGACGGAAAGGTGATAGCCATGTGGCAGCGATTCAATGACACGGCGTGCCGCGATCGGCATGCCCTCATCCCCCCAGTTGGCTGGATCAGCCAGCCACGCCATCATCCGCGAATAATTGCGCACGGTGAAGTCTCGGCCGTTGCGTACCCGCACGAAAAATTGCGAGCTGGAAAGAACCCGGTCCCCAAGCGCGGTAAGTGCGCGGCCGGACTGAGTCGCCCACATCTCCGCGACGACAAGCATCGGGTCGATCAGTATCTCGGCAGGATTGTCGTCGGCTGTCTGCATGAGCGTCACTTATGACGCTTTTAGCGTCACTGTCAACCGTCGCAGATGGCGATAGCGTGACGGACCCCTTATGCCCCATCCATATCGGTATGAATTCTGTGCTCGCTCAACGTGTTCGACAGCGCCTCGATGCGCTGAACCGGTCCGCCTCCTCCGTCTCGAAGAAGGCCACTGGTAACGTCGATGCCATCCGCCGCATCTTTGCCGGCCACGTCCCGAACGGCGAGCGGCTGGATCTCATCGCCGCGGAGCTTGGCACGACCGCAGCTTGGTTGTTAGGACGCGATGCCGAGTCGTCGACCAAACCGCTCAGTCCGGCCCAGGGCTATATGCCGCCGCCTGATGGCGACGCGCATGAGTTGGAGGATGATCGTCTTGCCTACATACCGCGGCGCATGCCCAAGGACGTGCCGGTGCTCGGCACCGCAATGGGCAGCACGATGGACTTCCGGCAGGACGGCCGGTCCGAAATCGTCGAAATGATGGAGATTGACGAAGGCGATGTGATCGATTGGGTTCGCCGACCTGCCGGCCTGGCTGGGCGCAAGGATGTTTATGCCATCTATCACACCGGGATTAGCATGACGCCGCGCTTCTTCCCTGGCGGCCTGTCATTCGTTGATGGCCGCCGCGCGCCGAATATCGGCGACGCGGTGGTAGCACAGATCGCGCGCCCCGACGCGGACGGAGATCCGCGGGTCTATTCGGTGCTGGTCAAAACACTGGTGAAAAGGACCGCCGAATATATCGAGTTCGAGCAATATGAACCGCGCCTGCGCTTCACCGTCCCCACCGCACAGGTTAAGCGGATGCACCGCATCATGGAAAACAACGACCTTTACGGAATCTGATCATTCGGGGAATGGCGCACCGTCATGATGGATGACGCGCGAGGCGAGGATTGCGACGCTCAGGTCCCGCGGATAGAGAAAACGGACGGGCTTACCGGTCGATTTGCGCACCTCGATCCCGTCATTGAACAGGTCGAGGTCAACGATCGACGCGCGGCTGATCGCGATCGTCTTGTTGGGGCCAGCCCAGATGAGCCGCTTGTTGGTCAGGACTAGGTCGCCTTGACCGAAGCTGTGCGTATATTCCTCCTGCTCCCGCTGGACGCGGATCGACCCGGCGCGCAGGCTGACTCCCTTGATGATCCGGACGCTGCTCGTGACGCCGCCATAATTGATGCGGACGGTTCGCGTGCGGATTTCCACCGCCTCCGCGAAGACATGGACGTGACAAACCTCATTCTTCTGCAGGATCAGCGGAGCGGCCACAACCGGTAGTGGGCCATGCTCCACCGCGTGACGGCGACGGGCCTCCGCCAACAGCGCGGCGCTCTCGCCCAGATTGAGCGTCCCGACGCCCAGGCGCGTCGACAGCGCGGTCAGCGCAGCGTCCTCAGCGGGAGAAACCTTGCCGTCCTCCAGCATCGCGGCCACCTGTCGCTCCAAATGCGTTCGCGCGACATCACCGATCACCGCTCCGGCCTCCCCGCCCCTCGCGCCGATCCTGGCGCATAACACCTCCATGTCCTCACTGACATACGCTCGACCGCCCGCGATCTGGAAATCGTAAAAGGTGCGGATGAACCGCTCACGCTGGCGCGCGGCGGCGGCCCGAACGGCGGGCGAGTCGAGCGTGAGACGTTCCGCAACCGTCAATGCCTGCGCAGACACCGCAGCGATCTCCTCCGGTCCGGCCGCCGCGATCCTGTCCAGCAACGCCCCGCCCATCAGAGCGGCGGCGCGGCCGCGCCTCATGCCGAAGGCATCGCGCAACTCTGCAAGCCGGTCCGTGTTCATTACGTCCAGCTCGCCCAGCGCCGCGGACATAAAGCCATCTTCGTCCGTCCCGCCGACGGCGCTTCGAACCATCTTCAATAGTGCGCGCATCGCCTTTCCCCCGGCGACAGCATTCCGGCGAATCCTTCCCAAATCAAGGCGTCACGGTGGCGACGCTTGACGCGTCATATGTAACGCACTATTCATCCGTCACAAATGACGGAGGTCTCCATGCTCAAAGTCCCTACCGAATTCCCCATGCCCGGAAGCGAGGCGCTGTACCGCGCGCCCTTCCACGGCGATGAAGTCAAGGTCCGCATCGTCAGCATCGACGGTAGCGGCCGCCCCCTGATCCTGGGCAAGGGCGTCAACTGCCGTGTCGAGATGCACCGGCTGCGCGCCTATGCAGAGCCGCGCGCCGCGATCGACCTGTGGGCGGACAAGCGCGTCGCCTCCGTCCTCTACCCCGCATCGACCCGTGCAGCCGACGCCTGGGCCGACTTCAAGCGCTGGTACCAGTCCATCTATCAGGCGCCCGTCCCGATCGATCACAGCCGCTTCAAGCGCGGCCTGCAGGATCGCGGCTTCGTGATCCAACGCGGCAAGGTCGGCTTGAGCTGGGCTTTCGCCCTCGCTCCGGAAAGGGCGGCGGCGTGATCACCGTCACGCTCCACGCCATCGGCCTGTGCGTCATCGCCGTCGCGTTCGGCGGCGCGGTCGCTGCCATGGTCGCCACATGGCAGCGGCACGGCGACCAGGCCATCGACGCGCTGTTCTATGCAGCGCCTGACGAACCGCAAGCCGAACCGCACAGTCCGTCACCGCTGCTGCCGATGGCGGAAAATCCCAATCCGGTGCTGCGTATCCTGGTGCCAGCCACACTCGTGGTGCTCGGGGCGGTGATGGTGTCGCTGATCGTGCTGGTCCAGCCATGACCGAAGCCCTCGCCAACCTCACGCCCGAACCAGCGGCGGGGGATGTAACGCAGGCGGATAGGCGGGCTGCTGCCGCCTTTTACGAGAAGCACTTGGCGCGTGCCGGCGAGGTGCCTGTTGCTGCCGCAATGCGTGCGGGGCACATCGACGACAGCCCCCTCATCCAAGCCTTCCGCGACCATCGCCTCGCATCCTCCCCATCCGAGCCTGTTGCGGGGGAGGATCGGCAGAAGCTGTTGGACCGTGCGGAGCGGGCTTGGCAGCGGTTTTTCTATCCGGCGAGCGACTGTTTCGTGAACGACATAGGCGACAAACACATATCGGTCGATCTGGAGGTGGCGGATTGCCTGCGCCTTACGCTCGCCCAGCTTGGACGCCATGTCGCGGCGCCAGACGGCGATGTTCCGCTCGCCATCTGTCCAAAATGTGGCGCATCCGGGTGTATGTGCGATCATGAGCCAAGATGCGGGGCGTGCGAGCGACAGGCGGAGGCCGAGCCGGTGGGGGAGGTGGTGACCAGCGCGCAGTTAATCGCCATGCTGGATGATCCTCGCATCGCAAACGCCGTCAACGACAAAGGAGCCTATGGGAAAGCCGTCAATCAGAACGATGCGATGCGACAGGAGTTGGCCCATGTCAGCAATCTGGTTTCTGATCTTGCTAGAGCCATGCACGTCGATTTGGCGAACGACGATGGAAGTTGGCCTGATCTAGCGGGTCGAATACAGAAACTCACCGCAAACACTCGCCTCGCATCCTCCCCATCCGAGCCTGTTGCGGGGGAGGTGCCATCCTTCCAACAGCGTGTGCAACCGTGGCTAATGGCCTGCTTCGGCGAAATGATCGCAGGCGACCGGGAAGAGCGCAATCATCGCTTTCTGGAAGAGGCGCTGGAATTGGTACAGGCGTGCGGCTGCTCAGCGAGTGAAGCGCACCAGCTTGTCGATTATGTCTATGGCCGTCCGGTGGGGGAACTGCATCAGGAGATAGGTGGCGTAATGGTCACTCTCGCCGCGCTCTGCCTAGCGAACGACGCTGACATGCACGCCGCCGGTTGGGTCGAGCTGGATCGCATTTGGTGCAAGGTGGAAGCGATCCGGGCCAAGCAGGCCGCGAAGCCGAAGCATTCTCCTCTGCCTGTCGCATCCTCCCCTGTTGCCGGGCCGCTTCCTTCCCAGGATACTATCAATATCGCCGCGCGCCGCATGGTTGCGGCGCAGGGGATGGATTGGGATGCCCTCGATGGTGGCGACCATGGCTATTGGGAAAGCATGGCGCGCACCGCATTCGGTGCAGTCAGCAAAGTGGGATGAAACCCGCCCGCCTCTCTCCGGCCGAAGCAGTCGCCATCGCGGCGGAGGAGCGCGACCGCCGCTGGAAGGCCTGGTCGGCTGCGGTTGGAGCGGCGGCAGAGGATCAGCGTGAAGCGCTTGTCGCCCGCGCGCTGCGCGACGAGCTGCTGTGGTTCGAAATTGAAATGTGGGCGCGCCGCCTCGCGAGCGATCCGGAAGGCCACGCCCATGGCTGGCCGCGTCACTTGCGCGAAGCTCTGAAGAGCGCCACCCTGACCGCCAACGTCGCGCGCCAACATGCTCTTGCTGGCAAGCTGCCGGAGGCCAAGGCCCTCGATCTAATCCACCTGTGCAACTGGCTGGCCGTCACCCGACCGATCCCGTTCCGCGAGATCGTGGCGGAGCGGAGCGCTGCGGCGTGATACAGCAGGATATCCGCCCGAGCCGCAGCCGCTGGCCTCGTCTCCTGAAGGAGCCCGACGCCTGCGAATATTTGTCGATCGGCAAATCGACGTTGCGTGACCATGGTCCGCAACCGAAGCACCTCGGCCGCGCCGTGCTGTACGACATTCGCGATCTGGATCGCTGGGCCGACCGCCTGGGCGACCAACCACTTGAACCCGATGAGCATTTGAAGGAAGCTGCCAGTGTCGAGGACGCCTATTTCAGGGGACGCGCCCAGCGTGGCAGAGATCGAGCTTGAATATACCTATCTGGCCAAGGGTAAGTATTGGCGCTTTCGCCGCAACGGCCGCGACACGAAGATCAACGGCATACCCGGCAGCAAGGAATTTTTCGATCACTACAACCAGTTGCTGGAGCAGGAAGAGGCGATCGCGGCCGATCGCACGCCGGCGCGATCGACGCTCAATTGGCTGATCAAAAAGTACGAGGGTAGCGCCGAGTATCGCGCACTCGCCGATTCGACCCAAACGGATTACAGCAAGACGCTCCGCACGCTCGAGGCCGAGTTGGGCGAGCAGCCCTTTCTCTACATCACCCGCAAGATGGTCAAGGCCGTCCGCGACGACTTCGCCGACACCGCCCGCAAGGCGCACAAAATCAAACAGATGGTCAGCCGCCTCTATAGCTGGGCCGACGAGAACGACCATGTGCCGGAGGGAACGAACCCGGCGGCGGCGATCAAGCGTTTGAAGCGCCAAGGAGGCGAACGGGAGATCGCCGTTTGGAGCGACGAAGAGATCGACCTGTTCTTAAAGCATTGTCCCGAACGTCTTAAGACACCCGTGCTGCTCGCGCTTTATACTGGACAGCGGAAAGAGGACGTCTTGACCATGTCGTGGACCCAAGTCCAGGGCGACATGATCCGCGTGCGCCAGTCGAAGACGGGGACGATGCTGGACATCCCGTGCCATCCCGTCCTGAAGAAGCATCTGGCGGCCGAGCGCAAGCGGCGCGAGGGCGTCCAGATCTGCATCAGAAACCGGGCCACCAAGGACCGGCCCACCGAGCTTTGGAACGACAATACGTTCGGCGCCGCCCTCTACCGGGCGGTTCGGGCGACGCCGGACATGCCGCCGAATCGCTCGCTACACGGCCTGCGCTACGCATCTGCGAGCCGCTTGGAAGAGTCGGGTTCAACGGTGGCGATGATCGAGGCGGTCTTGGGTCATCATACCTTCAAGATGGCCCTCAAATATGCGAGCCAGCGTCTTCGTGCGAAGGCCGCCATGGACAGGTTGAGGGCGTGATTTGGCTATCGCACTGCGAACTTTAGGGATTGCACTGCGAACTTTTCTCCCCTAGTCGCCGCAAACCCGCAGAAATGCTGTCGTTGGCCCGATGGCGGAGTGGTTACGCAGAGGACTGCAAATCCGCGACGAAGGACGGAATTTCTTCATAGTTCGCACATTTCACCGTTTGTTCACGCCACGCTTTTCTGCGGGTTTCAGGTGACATTGCGAACTTTTCCTTCGCTGCAGCGCGTCTAAATCCGTCGCTCAATGTGCTGAAGTGCGTTGGGGTTGGCGTAATTTCCCCTTCCCCTTTGTTCTTTTTCCGTTCTACCCATGGGGTATGAGATTCTCGCAAGACCGGCTGATCTTCAAAGCGCTGTGCGCGCTGGACGAAGTGGTGGAGCGCGCGCGGAAAGATCGGGTCGAGCCCGACTTCGCCATTCGCTTCGCCCTGGCCTATCTCCACAGCGTCCGAATACGGGAGGATGATTGGTGCTATCGCGAGTTTCTGCAAACAATCAGTAGAACGCCATCGTTTGAGCAGCCGGGAGTCCCGATGCGGGGAACGCTGGCATGCACGCAATTCCAGTGCATATGCCGATCGGTGGGGATCGAATATACCGTGGAATTCGAGGTTGCGATGCAGGATGCGCGAAAGTCCAAGCAATCGATCACGGCGGGCAGCGCGGCAGCTAGTCCGGCGGACAGCCGATCTCCGCGCCGTTAGCCTTCGCCCACCGGCATATCCGTGCCACGGCGCGCCAGCCACGTTCGCCCCAGCTCTCCACCGCCACATCATAGGCGGCGGCTGCCTGCGCGGACGTGACGATCGCCGCCGGCGCAAGCGGCTTGGGCTCAACCGCCAGATCGGCAGAGGGCGGGTAGATCGGCTGCAGCCGTTCCCTGGGCGCGCAGCCGCTGGCAGCCAAGGCGCACGCGCACAGCATCGGGAGCCTCATCCGGCACAGTGCTGATCGCATCGACAAGCGCATCCTCATTCTCCTTCACTTGCAAAGCATCCTTCACCCGCGCGGCGGCGGCATGGTCCTTCGCCGCTGCATCGACCTTCAGCGCCTTGGTGTTGGCGAGGGCACGCGCCGCCTCTGCCCTCGCCGTAGCGTCGGCCGAGCCCCTGCAGTAGCCGAGCGGCAGGCAGAGAGCGGCCGAGCAAAGGGCGGCGATGACGGGCGACCGTGCGGCCTTCAGCGCCGTGGCGGCGGCGGCAAGTTCGATCATGGCAATCTCCCCGGGTTCTCGAGATCGTCGATCACGCAGCGGATCACGATCCACGGCGCCGACAGGAGGAACAGCAGGATACGGATCATGCGTCGTCCAGTGCGTCCTGGACACGGTCCGCGGCATCCTCACCCACCGATTCCACCGTGTTCGGGCCGACCTTCAGCTTGAAGGTGCGGCGGCCGAGGATGGCGGACAGGCCCGTCAGCACGATCCCGATCAGCACCAGCGTGCCATAAGCAAAATAGGCCACCGGCCAGGGCGAGCGCGACTTCTCCGCGAGCAGTGTCAGAGACCGCCAGGCTAGGATGGTGACCACGATACCGCCCAGGCCGAGGAACAGGATGCCCGCCATCCGCCGCCAGTCGCGCGCTGTCCATCCGCCGGTGTCGGGTACGATGGTCACGCCTCGTTCCGGCTGAGCGGCGACCCATCGTTCGCTAGCAATACCGGCCCGGTCGGCGGCGGGAGCGGTGCGCCGCTGGGCCAGCGCAAGCCGCCAGGTGCGAGGCGGTCCTTCGCGATCCACGTCTCGCTGACGCTGTTCGACTGGTTGCCGCCGAGCACGCGATAGGCGTCGGAACGCTCGCCCAGATACAGGCCGACATGGCCTCCCCCGGCCCGGGTGAAGACAAGGACGCAGCCAAGCCGCGGCGTGTTGAGCTGCCGTCCCCAGCCGGCCCAGCTCGACGCGCGCACCGCGATCGCCGGCGGCGCGATCTTCACCTCGACCATGACATGCGCCATGAACGTGCCGCACCACGGCGTCTCGTCGTCCTTCACGACAATGCCCAAGATCTTCGATCCCAGCGCCGCGATCCACCCCATGATCGTGGCCGAATGCTTCGGCCCCACAATCTCCCGCACGCCGATCAGCTTGCGCGCGATCAGCAACCAGCTTGGCTCCATGGCCTATGCTCCCCAAAAAGAAGGGCGCCCGCGGCGCCCCTGTCGGATAGTCATGTGCAGCCGCGGCGATCGTCGCCGCAGCTGCTCCTCCCGTCGCCTCTCGAAATCGGCGATACGCGCGCCCAGCGCCCGCCGCCGTTCCGCCAGCGCCGCGATCGACGGCGAGGGCGGCGGGCGGATCGGCACGACATTGTCGTTGATGCCGACGATGCGGCGGATGCACGCCGCGATCTCGTCCATTGTGGCGCTGACCATCAAGCGGCGGCTAGCAGGCGGTCAAGCAAGGCTCCCATCGCCTGGTTGGTGATCCGTGGCCGCAATATGCTGGTATTGCCGGCGGCGCCCGACCATGTGCTTGTCCCGTCACCGTTTACGACCCACGTGCCGCGCAACCCGCCATAGTCCCATTCCGGGCCCGGGCCCAATGCGGCGAGAAGCATTGCCATCGGACCCCAACTGTTGCGCCTGCCCGCAGTGTGCAGCGAGGGCGCCAGTGTCTGCGCTATGTAGGCGTAAATGTTGGTGGCGGGATCCGCACCGGGCGGCGGCCCCGACAAGACCTTACTCGCAGCGTTGTCCGGCATCAGGATGATTTCTCCTGGCCAATTGGCGGCGACATACTGGGCCGCGGAAATATCGCCGGCGATGTTGTACCCGATGCTTCCGTCGTTCGGCGTCGTGGCTTCAATGACGAGACGTCGATCACGCGCCATTTCAATGGCATCTGCTCCGGATTGTAAAAATGCTGCCAAGTTCGTCAGGAAACCCATCTCGATCAGGACGAAGGTGCCGGTCGCCTCTTTGAACATCCTGCGATAGAACTCGACGCCCGACTGATACTGGGCGCGATCTTTCGTCCCAAGCCCCATAAAGGCAGCGATCGGCTGGGTGATCGTGGAGGTGCTAAGCGTGCCACTCCCTTGATAAGCGCCGATGGGAATCTGGGGAGCGCCCGAAAATCGGTTCACGGCCTCGATCGCAGCGGCCGAATAAGGATTGCTCGAGTTGACGGCGACGCCTTTGATGCTGGAGAAGCCACCCTTGCGCAGAGCATGCGCTATACCAAGTGCATAGAAATCGTCGGGGTCCGTCAACCCATCGGTGCCGATAAACAGATCCGTCACGCCAGCGGCCGACGCGAGCTGCCTACGTCCAACGGCTAGGGCATACAGGTATCCAGCATGTTCGGTTTCGAGATTGCGATAGGGCGCGGTGCTCACCGAACCCCATGCCGACCTAGCGCCGGTGGCCAGAGCAACCTCGTCAATCACGCCGGTATATTTCAGCGTACCGTCGGGCCGCGCCCCGATTGTAAATCCTACGGTCGAGGTGGAGGATGCCGTGCCGAGATTGTTGTTCTGGATCGTTGCGGCGCTGTCATAGACCCCATTGATATAGATCCGCACGCCAGCGTTGGTATCGTCGCTCTGATTGCCGGAGAAAGTGATCAAGATGTGGGAGACGACATTGTTGGGAATGTCGATCGTTGACTGCACGACAATGCGGGCTGACGACGTGTTGACCAGGCATATTTTGACGATCGTCTTACCCGAACTGTAGAAAAGCTGGACCTCCCATCCGATGCCACTGTTTGCCTGATCTGTTTTCGAAATAGGCACATAGGTGGCAGTGCCCGAGCGCGTGACATTGGGTTTGAGCAAAAAGCTCAGCCGAAAAGGTGTATTGTAGGACAGGTTCAACTTGGACGTGTCGGAGCAAACGGCATAGGCATTCGTTCCATTGAAGGAGACAGCCGCGTCGAGATCGTCGACCAGCAGGCTCGCCCCCATGTAACTAGGCGACCCTTGTGGTGTCAGGGTAAGCCCTTGCTTGCTGTCGACCAGGGCAGTCGGAGCCACCGCTGCATTCGCACCCCCGTCGCTGTAAGCATCGCTCAGTCTGAAGTAGGCCTGCAGGCCCGCATCGCTCAATATCCGCTCGGCATAGGGTAGCGGCACCACCGCGCCGACGCCGTCGACGGTAATGCCACCGCCATGCAGAACAGGCCGCGCAACGCTCAAGCTTGCACTGGCGCCGAAGTGTCCGCGCAGGACCGGAAACATCGCGCGGTCGAGGGGTAGATCGACGTCACCCTGGCACATCACTCGAGAAAATTTCATTGTTGGCTCCATGAAAATGGGCGCCGAAGCGCCCGCGTTTGCGTAAAAATTTCCCACCGGATCAGGCCCCGCCCTGCCTCGTCAATCTTTCCTCCTCCGACCGGTCGAGCGCCGCGGCCGCGCGATCGGCGACCATCTGCAGGTCGATCGGAAAGGCCTGCGCCAGCAGCTGCTCCGCCTGGATCAGCGCCGGATTGCGTGGATCGAGACGGATCAGGGCGCCGGCGACATGATGGAAGGCGAAGCGCAGCGCCTCGTTCTGGCGCCGGATCGCCCCCACTTCGGCCTTCAGCTCTTCGCGGATCTTCTTCCACTCCTGGTCGATCCGCTCATCCTGCGCATCCAGCGCCGCCTGCTTGCTGTCATGACGGGCGCTCAGCCAGAGGATGAACCACCGCACAAACCAGATGCCGCCGCCAACGCCCAGGCCGCCGCCCGCCGCCTGGGCGACGCCCTCCGCAATCTTCTCACTGCCCATGCCTTCAGCAGGTCGGCGCAAAAATCGGGATGCCTGTTGCCTCGCCGCCATGGCCGGTCAGAGCGCCAATGCGCGCAGCAGGATCGAGCAGCTTGACGATCCGGACATCACGTCCCTTTGCACGCTCTCCACGCGCATAGCGTCTCGCGGCGCTCTCGGTGCGGCGACGCTCTCCTTCGGCGATCCGACCGGCGCCGCAGATCGGGGTCAGGTCGACATAGATGGTGAGCGGGTGCCCCTCGGGTTTCGCCATGGCGGGCATGGAAAGCAGGCACGCGAAAGCGGCCAGCAGCAAGGCTGGATAACGCATAGGACTTCTCCTTTTGGGTTGACGTCAGGTGAGTGTGGCAACGATGCGCTGAAGTTCAGCCACCTGAGCCTCCAGCGCGAGGATGCGATCATCATGCTCGATCGCCGCCTGGTTGAGCGCGGGGACAGCCTTGCTCTGGTCGATCCCCTGAATGTCGGGGACCATCCGGGTTTTCATCATGGGCTCGCCATCGGCGCCCAGGATGTCATCAGAAGGATATGACTCCTCCCGCATCCCGTCTTTCTGGCCGGTCGCGCCGCCGGGGACCGCCTCCCCAAAGACATGCGCCAGATAGCCGTCGGTGGTTTCGCCGCTCGCAATCCATTCGAAGGTGCCCGGCTGCATAGCTCGAAGCTTTGCCATCGCGTTTTCAAGCGGGCGGAAATTCTCTTTCAGACGATAATCTGAGGATGTGTTGTAGGATGTCGATGACCCATTGGTGCTGATCGATCCTACGTTGCTGCCCGAACCATAGAACCAGTCTGCCAGGCGCCCGCCGACGTCGTCGACGCGCCCAAGGAAGGCTGATCCGCCTCCAGCGCCATTATTCTTGTGGGCAGATATGACACGAACATTGCCGATGCCCGATGAGGCTGCAAGTTTCGCATAGCCGCCAGTCCAGTCAACGATCTGGCCCACGAGGACGCGCCCGTCGCCAGTAATCCGCATATTTTCTAAGCCGGTCGCCCCGGTGCCGACATAGAATTCTATACCGCCATCGTTAAATCCGGCTGAGATTCCACGCACCACGATGGCGGCACCGCCGGTATTGAACGCCGTTCCCGACGCAAGAACTGCCGTCGCTGCGTCGCTTCCTCCGAGCAATTGCCGACCACCTAAATCCCACACGTTCGAGGCGTTGACGTGGAGGAATTGGCCGGCGTTCGCATTGACCCCGCCTGCGCCCCGCGCCAGCACCATGACATCGGTGTTTAGCGGATAGGAAACATCGGTGAAGGCGTTCCAATCCGTATCAGCCATGAGCCGTTTCCCCCGTCCAGTCGATTGCGGCGGCGGCAAGCACCGCCGGGAATGTCTCAGCCGTCCGGATCGCCGCCTTCGCGCCCTGCCGCCGGCTCTCGACAGCCGCGAACGCCTTCAGATAGGCGCGGTGCCTGGCGGAAACGGCGGCCGTGATGTCGGCGAGGTCGGCCCCGGTCGCCGCCGCCTCGGCGGCCAGGATCACCGGCTCGGCCGTGCCGGCGGCTTCCGCCGCCTTCATCGCCTGTGCGGGTGTCCTGGCCGGATAATGCGGGACCGCGGCAGCATCGACGCGCCCGCAGTAAAAGTCCCGAATGGCGTCCATGTCTATGGCGGGGATGATGGCGTGAAGCGGGACCTCTCCCGCCACTTGGCCCTCGGCAGCCTGTAACGGGATAAGGCTCTCGGGCACCTGCCCGGCGCGCAGGATCGCGCCCGTGGCGGCGTCCGCCACAAGAAAACAACTCATCGCTTCGCCTCCAAGATGGTGATTTGCTGATCGCTGTACAGGACCGAGCCGGACCCGCTGTCGCGCGAGAATTTCATCAGATAGGTGACGGCACCCGCTGGCGGCGTGTCGACGGTCCAGTAATCGGTTTCGCCGCCGGAGGCGGAGCTGAACGGGATGCCCATAGCCTTCAGGGTCGTGTCGCCGGCCCCGGTCCGCCTTACAAAAATGGTATTCCCGGTAGTCGCCGACCCTGCACTGCGCCCGACCTGCACCCTGAAATCGACGCGGACCGACGCGCCGATGGACGTGTAGGACAGCGGCAATCCATCGTCGGTCGCGCCGGCAGCGAGTGTGTGTGCGCTGGCGTCAACCGCAAATGCAAGCAAGGTCGCCGAATTTGGCTGAAGCGCAGGCGTGTCGACCTGATTGGTCCCGACCCCGCCTCCGCTCTTGATCGTCCCCGACACATCATCAGCGGTGATGGTCCCCACCGGCGTCCCCGACGGCGCACCGATCGTGCCGCTGACGATCGCCGCCAGATTGGCATTGGCCACATAGACGTCGTTCCACTTGGCCTGATAGGTCGCGGCGACGATGACCGTGTCGGCCGACGTGTCGGTATAGGCCGGCGACAGTCCCGCCATATAGCTGTTCAGCGCCGACAGCTTCGTGGCGGCTATCGTCCGCTCGCTCGCCCCGACGCCCAGCGCGATCGCCTGCGCCGCCTGCGCCGTATATTCCGAATTGACCCGGTTATATTCCAGGACCACCGCCGGCTTCTCGCCCTTCGACAGGACGCCGTCCGACACCACCGCGGCGATATCCGCCGACTGCTGCGCCGTCGCGCCATAGGTCGACGCCGGTATCCAGTCCGACCCATTCCAGTGGTCAATTTGCGGCGGCGAGAGATATGCTCGCGTTAGCAGATCACCGATCCCGTCGCCAACCGGCTCGGGCTCGTTGGACCTGAACATCGTGAACCGCGACGCCTTGCCGTCGGCTACCCCCAATGCGCCCGCCGCATCCAGGATCGCCTGCCCGATACGCTGGTCGTCACAGAACGTCCAGGCGAGGATGATATGGTCGCCGCCAAGGGTGATCGCATCGGAGCCGATCGACAGCCGCCCCGATCCGGGGACACGGCGATAGCTGCGGTTGCCATCCGCCGTGTTGACCCAGATATCGTTGACGTCGCTGTCGGCCGCCGACGGCGCGGTGTCCTGAAAGAAGGTCGCGGATTTTCGATCGGCGGTCTCCTTCGCCTCCGCGACGATCGCCTCCAGCGCGGCGCCGGTGCTGTCGACGGGGACCAGCGCGTCCGACTTGCGCTCCCAGTTCGGATTGCCGTCCGCCGGCGCCGACCCCGCCGTGGGGGTGGCGCCGATGAACAGCCATTCCGATCCGTCGAGCAAGTTGACCCAGTCGCCGGCGCGATAGACAGTCGCTGGATTATATTGGCCTCGCGGCGTCAGCGTGCCTTCGCGGAACGCGATGTCCGATAGGGCGTGCACCTGCCATGTTCGGTTCGCCTGTGTCGCCAGGCGCCACCAGGGAGCGCTAACCGCCACCTGCCGCACCTTGGCCACCGGCGGCAGCGCGCTGCCGTCGG